ACAACAGCATCAGAATGTACAGCTACGATTGCATAAGCACAGTATAGACCAATTCTAATTTGATCTTGTGATTGGTATTCAAACACTTCAATAGAAGGTGATTGACCCCAAACAAGTGCCATACACTTCTTCATCTTAGCTAGTATACATCTAGTCGTCGCCACAGCAGCAGTTGTATTATCTGGTGCTGTTCCAGCAGCAGCAGTCTGTTCGACATTACTTGTTACAACAATTCTAACTCCCAAATACATTCCAATTTCACCATTTTGAACAACAGTGTCTGAACCATATTCAGCAGCGTTTACGAATTGACTGTCCTTTCTAAGAGCTTCCTCTTGAGCAGGGCCAATGAACAATACGTATGGATCATCTGGTGTATTTTGCCAACAATTCTTCTCTATAGTTGAATCGTAAGTAAATGTACCATTTGCTCCAGAACCATCTGCTCTGTACCAATTCTGTTTAGATTTCAAGTATCTTGCAGCAGTAGCAACTAAATCTGTAGTTAAAGTATCTCCAGCAGCCAATGTATCTCCACCGTCTGCGTCTCCACCATATAGTCCAATCTTTCCGATTACTCCAGATTGCGCCAATGTAAGTTTATCGTCACTTCCAAATCCTTTAGCTAATTCAATATCAATTGCATCTCCAATAGCATAAGACAATTCGTCTTTAGCCCATTGTGTTAAGTTCAAAGCGTTTGACCTAATGTCATAACGTCTTAAAGCATAACCAGCCAATTTTGGAATTGGTGTTGCAATCGAGTTAGCCATATTATTCATGGTTGTCCATGTAATATCAGCAATAGTATTAGCGTAAGGACCTACTCCAGCACCTGAACCTCCAGTATCACTACCAGATGTGTTCCAATATGTTGTAGTTGTAGCGCCATCTCCGTAACCCTTGTATGTAGTTCTTCGAGGGATCTCCAATGACCTTGTTCCAGGTTCTAAGTTGTATGTACTTACAAAATTTGCAAAGAAAAATTGCTTCTTTGCAGCATCCATAACTTCTTGAAGAAACTTAACAGGTTGATTACCGTAGATTGTGCCTAAACTAGAACCTCTAACGTCATTTGTTTCAGTTGCAGCTAATTCTTGTATAGATTGTTTCATCTTAACTAAAATTTTCCTTGAGCATTTCTGCCATCTCTCTTACTCCATCAGAATACTGTGGTGCAACAAGTTGTGCAGCGATTGGTCCTCTAGATTTCTGTGTCTTTGGAGCAGGCTTATTCAGTTTTGCATTTAGTTCTTGTACTTGCTTTCGCATTTGTGCAAGTTCTTCTTTCAAAGCTGGATCGCTTGACATCTCCTTAACAGCAGGTTTCTTACTAGCGATTACTTTCTGCACTTTATCGAGAATAGCATTTAGTTCCTCAACAGAAAGATTATCGAAACTTAATTCTTCCTCTTTCTTTTCAGGTTCTGCCTCAGGTTGAGCTGGTGAATCTTCTGACTTAGTTTCTGTAGTTTCTGTTTCCTTAGTTTCTACTTCTGTTTCTTGATTCGTTTCACTCATTTTTTTACCTCCTTTTAATTTTTGATTCTCTTTCGAGCTTGATTTCATTTTCTTTTTCATGTATTTATATTCCTCATCTGTTAATTCTTCTTCCTTTTGTATCTTTTCAGAGACTCTATTAAATTCTTTAACTTCTTCACTTAATTCTGTTTCTTTGTATAATACTTTAGATTTTAATGGTGTTTTACTTAGATTAATAAATGCAGGAGCAATTGCTTGTTTTGAAACAATTGAAAAATTATCAAATACAAAATTACTAAATCTGTTTCCTTCTTCTTCACCAATTACTCTTGGAGAAACACCAAATGGTGCCTTAGCAAGTTCTGTTTTAATAATTGTACTCTCATCCCAAAGTTGTAAATCACCAATTATCTGACCATCTGAATATCTTTGATTAATTATTCTACCAGCCCAAAGTCCAGCGGCGTTATTTGGATATTCTGGATGGTCTAAAAATAAATTACTTGCTTGTTTCCAATCGGTTAATTCAAATGCTCGTTTAATCTCCTCAGCAGAATATTCAAAACCATTCCAAGTACCGGGACTCATTAAAACTATGTCTTTTCTGATAGTAGGTAATTCAATATTTATGTTAGAACGATTGTCACTCATACAAGTTCGTATAACCTTTTGCTTATAAACGTTTCTACTAATTTATAACTTGTGTAAGATATTCGGCTGAGCAAAAGAAAGGTTCGCTTCTGTCTTTTCAGTAACTTCTTCAGCATTTTTATCTAAATTCTGAATACACATTTGATATTCTAAGTTTGAAATATGAATAGAGTCTAATGAATTAATTGGTTCAAAGTGAATTAAATTTCTTTTTTCAAACTCTTTAATTATTTTGTAATGAAGTAATATTAATTCGGTTAAACGATAATTTATTTCTGCTCCTTTTAAAATTCTATTCCAATAAATATGAGTTAAGTCGTGGTATTTTTCAATTAATTCGTTATCCATATTTCCAACTTCTGCATTAATATCAAAATCCTTTGGATAAATCCAATCTGGTTCAGTTGGAAATTTATTAGTTGGCATTTCTTCTGTTTCTTCTCTTGGCACATAATCTTCTGACTCTTGTAATTCAGATTTTTCTTCTGACATTGTTAATCACCTTCTTTTCAATTTCTTTAGGAATATCAACTTCTTTTTCCTCTTTCTGCTCAGATTTAGTGTCTTCCATTGGTTTCAATTCTATTCCTTCTTGTTTTGCTATTAGTTCTCTGACCTCACTTGATTGAATAGTTCCAGCGTTTACCCACTTTAGTAACCTCTCGGATTTTTCATCCCAGTCTTCTACACCAACTTTATTCCATATTATTTTTGGTGGTCTCTTATAGTTTCTAAACTTCGCAAGAGGAGTAAAGATTTGTTTATGAATATTCGCAACAACTTTGATAACTAAATCGTTTAATGTGTATTCTACCATTTTTTGTAAATTATTTAACGTAGAACGATTAGTGGCCTCTCCCGCACCAGTTAAAAATGCCAAAGCCATTCCGAAGGAAGCAGATTGATTTTCTCTTAAATGCTTTAATGTATTGTCTACCATATCAGATTCTTTTGCTTCAATAGGTTTAATGTTATGCCAATACGGAACAGCAAAGTATCTATCGTGTTTCATTTTTTTCATAATTTCTAATGCACTTTCTAATCTTTGATTAGTTGGTGGAGTTTTTTCGTTTCCTATGTAATCAACTAGTGGATACGTTCCTCTTGCGTAAATAGAATTAGTTCTTGCTTCTTCGATATTTAATTTTCTTAAAATAGATTTATAAGCAGGTTCAATTAATCCATACGCATCAAAACCGTTTGAACTTGTGTATAATTTAAACAATGCAATTCTTTCTGGTAACACAAATATTTGATTATCTGATTTATCTATTGTTCCTTTAAATTCCTCAGGAACTTCATCACCAAGACCATTTGTACTTGTTCCAATAGCTAATGTTCCTAGTGTTTGTAAATAACCAATTGGTTTTTGATTCAAGTCAAATAAAATATTTCCTTCTGCGTCTCTAGCATAATCCATTTGTTTTGGGTCTAATCTAGTTATGTCTAAAATATCTGTCATTTCTTCATTCATAACTTTTTCTGTCCACGAATAACCAAATAATACTTCATTTCTAAAAAATGATTCAAGTAATTCATCAAATGTATAATCATCTCCGACTTGTCCTAGATTATCAATAAAACTCATAAAGTCATCTTTATCTCCTTCATCTACATCAAATCTATAACCAGCAGCCATTATCATTTGACTTGATTTATTTACAGCATTAAAAGTAATAGGATCTGCGTGATAAGTGTTTTCTAATTCTTGGAAGAGAACTCGATTCAAAGCATTTTTTGATATTTTGCTTGTTTTACCAGAAATAGAAGTCTTTCTCCTACCTTCACTTACTCCAGATACTAATTCTTTATATGTTCCAAATCCAAATCCTTCTGCTAATGTTTTGATTGCCATTATTCACTCCTAAACCAAATATCTTTCCATATTTGTATAAACTCTGATTTAATTAAGTATAAAAAGATTCCGTAAGCAGGAAAACCGTACCAAAGAAATGGAATATGAAAAATTATCCAAAGAACATAATTCAAAATAGCACCGTAAATAATTCCATGAAAGATTAATAACTTTATAATATCTTTAGTGAAAAATGCAAAGAACTTTCTTAATTGATTTCTAACAGAATTATCAAAATTAATAAATGGTCTTTTAAAATTTTTCCATTTTTCTTTAAAACTCTTTTTAAGAGCACCTTTCTGCACTTTTTGTTCAGCTAATGGTTGTTTAACTTCTTCCTTCATTGATTAATTAGAATAGGTAAATATATAAAGGTTTGGTTTTTTATTAAATAATGAATGTTGATATAACAGATTGGGAAAAAGAAAACATCGGATTAGTAGTAGAAAACAAATTAATTAAAACTAAATGGGTATTAGAAAATCGTGAAGTAAAACCAGAAGTCAAACCAAAACTAGAAGAAAATGTTAAAAATTATGAATTGTTTTTAAGTAAGATAGGATACGAGAAAAAGAATAAAACATACTTCAGAAAAGGTAAAAGTTAAGCACTTAATAAAATTTCTCCTCCAGATATATCTTGTTCATTTGCCCCCTTAACTGCTAACGCTAAACTTATCGCCAAATCATCGTGCATTGCTCGACTTACTATTGTAGTAATTCTTGTCTTTTCTGTTTTATCTTCCTTAAATCCAATCATTTGGTCAAATAGTTCGTTAATTAACCATTGTTCTTCGTTTTCTTCTTTTGAGTAAGGAATGACTAACAACTTGTTTTCGACCACACTTTTTAATGTTCCGAGTATTAATCCCCTACTTGCAGGTCCAAATGAAACAGGATCTGCTGAATATCCTGCACTAATCAACCTAAGAGCTATATCGTTTCCTACATTTGATTTATCTATTATAAACTGATAAGGACTATAGATTTTTCCTAATTCTTTAAGTCTTATTATTTTGTCTTCCATGTTTATTCCTTTCCACTTTTCCATGTGGAGTAAAACAATCTTACCGTTTGGACATTTTTCTACAACTGAATAAGCATCAAAGTCTGCGTGTGGTCCATCAGACATTGCAAAATCACATCCTATCATTACAATAGAATTCTCATCAACTAGTTCACTTGTAAATGTTCTGTTATTGTCTAATAATTCAAATAAATTTTTAGTCTTAAAAATAGAACCTTCTACATCTGCTTCGTGGTTTACCATATAGTTCCTTTCAAAAATTCCTGGATTAGTGGACCTTTCTTTCATTAACATCTCAATAGAAAATCTTTCTGGCCAGATTGATTCACCTGTGTTATAATCATTATTTTTAAAGTTGATAATTGCAGGATATTTTTTTGCGACATATTTTGGATTATTAAATAACATAACTCCTAAGTCTCCTGGTTCAATTGGTGTAGTAACTGCTGCTATTTTTCCATGTTTAGCATCTGCTACTCTTGACTCAACGTCTCTGAACCAGATTTGATAATGGTCTGTCTTGTCCATGTAACTACTTACTTCATCACCAAATATATAATCTGGATGCTTTCCTCGGATACTCATAGAATATGGTGCATTTTCCATTTTAGAATTATTGGAACAAATCATTTTGTCTTTAGTCCACATTTTTCTGTCGTTTCCTACTGGTTTTAAATGTTCAGCTAAAAATTCATTATCTTCTATTCTAAATTTAATTTCTTCAATTATTGTACTAGACTGTCCCTTGACTACTTTTGAAATAATAACGCTCCAAGAACCAGGCTTAAAAATACTTAACCAAATTGGATAAGCAATTCCAAAATACCATGTTTTTCCGTAACCAGTCGGAGCCAAAATTAGTATTCTACTATGCTTTCTTAGTAACTCGCACCATTCTTTATGAAATGGTTTAACAATATATCCTAAAACTCTCTCGCAAAAAAAAGAGAAGTCAAAAATACATTTATTAGTAAAGACTTGTTCATCTTCCCATTGCAAAATTTCTTCTTTAGTCCTCATGTAATTAAATAGAATGTCTTATTTATATAAGTTTCTCATAACTCTTCTTTCAAATATTTCTATTTCCCTCTCACCTACTTCTTTGTCTGGATGGCTCAACATCATTTCCATTCTTCCAATCTTTACAATAGCTTCACTATCTCCAAGATAATGTAAATCTGGTCTCATCGTTTCTATTACTTTTCCTATATTTCCACCGTCTTGTTTTAGATACCAAAGATTATGGTTTCCTAAAATGAAAAAAGTAGGTTTGCCAATGTCTGGAAAATCATCTACGAAGTCCTGACATTGAGCATCTAAACCATGAGCATATTGTTCTAACACATTATTGTGCCTATTAAAAGGACCATCTGTTAAATCTCCAGTGTGATAAACTGCTTCAACTCCTCTTTCTTTAAATCTTTTCATAACATCTCTAAGAAACGATTTATCTGTCCATTTATTACCAAAATGAGTATCTCCTAAAACTCCAATTTTAATATGCTGTCCTGAAAAATCGTGAGAATGAGTAGAATATTGTCTGGAAGTTTGATTCCTGATAGACTTTAACATCTCTTTTGCTTGATTTACATCGAGATGATTCTTCTTTAGCCATTCAAGTAATTCATCTTTTGGCATATTATAACTAACAACTCAAAGTTAATAAATTTATCTATCTTTTATTCTGTTTAATTTGTCTGTATGGATCCTTGTTAATTCGTCTAGTTCTTTCTTAAATTTCCAAAATAATTTATCACTTGATTTTTTGTACTCTTCTTTTAAATTTTTTAAATTGTTCATTTTACCTCCTTGTAAGTTTTTAATTCAAGTTGTTTATCTAATCCAAAAATATAAGGACAATTCAAACAGTGATACGTTTCATCAAAGTGTTTCTTTATTTTACTGCTTCCACAAGAGGGGCAATGTTTAATTTTTATTTTCATAGTTTGGTTTGTTGTAAATATGGTTTAATTCTTTCTTCTGCTATTTTTATATATTCTTTGTTTAATTCTATTCCAATAAACTGTCTTCCTAACTTCAAAGCAACTATTCCAGTAGTTCCAGAACCAATAAAAGGATCTAAAACAATTCCTCCTGAAAATCCAGCGTTACAATTACAAGATATTATTTCTGTTCCTAAAACTTCTCTTGGTTTCCAATCATTAGGTATTCTTTCAAGATTATCTGGTCTTACCTTTGCATCAATTCTATTATTTATTCTATTATGCACTACTTCTTTTACTTCTTTTACTTCTTTTACTTCTCCGCAGTTATTACAAACAAATTCAGGACATCCTGATTTAATCGGAACTTCACAAAGCGATTCTGGATAAACAGCAAAATGAGCAAAAGGGTGACCTTTTGTTGTTATATCCCAAAAATCTCCAGGATTGCCCCCCTTTGGATTACAATTTGCTAAATCATATGGAACGCCAGAATCCCTCAATTCTTTTTTGTTCGCCAATTGTTGATTTGGATATTTAGAGTTATAATCTAAAAAATTTCTATTTTTTAAATCACTATTATTTGATTTTCTGCCTTTACGATATTCTCTATCTCTAGGACTACCGTATTTTTCAATCTCTTTTGGATTTGCTTTATACATTTCTCCAAATTTCGCTTGTAAAGGTACTTTACAAGCCTCTCGGACTCGGTAATTAAAACTTACTTTATCAGAGAATCCAGCGTTAATCCGATTAACGCTACTTATTTTATGAGGTTTCCTAACAGAATCTAAATCAAAGTAATATTTTTTATTCTTAACAAAGAAAAATACATACTCCCATTTATTAGCAAATCTGTCTTTTACTGAACTTGGCATACTATTTCTTTTGTACCAAACAATTCTATTTCTTAAAATCCAACCACGATTAATCATTTCAATTACGAATCTTTCTGGAATCAAACAAAGAGATTTGGTTGGATATGATTTATCCCATTTTACTTGAACTTGTCCTCTAGCACCACGATTGCTAAGTTGTTTTTCTGATAGATTTTCTTCTGTACTTCCTCTGTTGTTTCCACCACCATAGTAAGTATCACCAAGATTAACCCAACAAGTTCCAGACTTTTTTAACACTCTAAATACTTCATCATAAATATCACAAAGTTTTTTAATATACTCATTGAAATCTGGTTCAAGACCTAACTGCCCTTCAACATCATAATTTCTAAGAGACCAATAAGGAGGAGAACTAATACAACAATCTATTGACTCGTCTGGAATTGTTTTTAATACTTCCAAACTATCTCCGTTGATTATTTTATTAATTGGTAATTCCATTTAACCTCTTTGATATTTCTCTTATAACATTTACAGTAACAGCATTGCCACACATTTTATAGCGTTGTGTGTCACTAATTTTTACAATTTCACCTTTTTCGTTTATTCCTTCAGAGGTCCATCCATCTGGAAAGCCTTGTAGTCTTTCGCATTCAGTTGGAGTAAGTCTTCTAATGTTTCTACTTGATTGTGGATTATTTGTTCCAAAACTTGAACCATGTCGTAACATTCCATCAGATTGTAATGCTTGTGCAATCTTTGGTTCTTGCCATCCTCCTGTTTTAAGGTGTAGTGTTGATGCTATTCCTTCTGGGTTATAGATTCTGGCAATTTCTCTGTCAGACTTTTGTATCATTTTAATTTGTGTCTCCCCGTTACTTTCAACAATATAGTCTCCGTCTGACTTCGCTGTTCCTCTCCTTGCTGTAATTGAACCTGTTTCCTGTCCTTGTAGTTCATTAACCTTTTCACAACCTGTTCCGAAAGGTAATATTTCTGGTCTGGGTTTTCCTCTAAAATAGAGCTTAATGTTGGATTGCATTGTTCCACTTCCTTGATATATATTTTTTCCCAATCTCTACCATTTCCGATTGAGTAAAAAAGTCTCCCTTGATATGATTGCACCGCAAACAACAGAGAACTAAATTCCCCTCTTCGTAATCCTTCTTTGAGTCTATTCTGTCCACACTCAAACGAAAAGTCTTGTTGTTGTAAGCATCTGAAACTGATTGAAGATTCACCTCCTTGAGACCACAATAGAAGCACACCTTTGGTTGGGATTTGCACCACTCCATAAACTTCTCTTGACTTATCTTGATTAGATGCCCACGAGTTGAGTTCTTCAATGACTTGTATATTCCTTTTGGACTCTTGCTCCACTTTCTCTGGGTAATCCTGAACTTCTCTGCATTCTTCTTTCTGTATTCCCTGTTTAAGAACATTGAACATTTCTTGCACTTGCTGTTTAGATAACTCTTTCCCCTTTTCTTGTGGTATGTTTGAAAGAAAAACTCCAATGTTCTTGGAAACTTCTTGTGACATTTCATACACTCTTTCTGTTCTTTGTTTATTATCATTATTATTCCAAGATATTAACCTATTTAAATGTTTAGTATCTTTCCTATGTCCGATAATGAACACCCTTTCTCTGTTCTGGGGGACTCCGAAAAATTTGCTGTTAAGTACCATCCATTGAGTTTCATACCCCAATTCATCCAACGTTTCCAAGATGACAGAGAAAGTTTTGCCTTTTTCGTGACTGAGTAAGCCCTTGACGTTTTCAAGCAATACAATTTTAGGTCTTTTAACTTTAAGAATTCTTGCAACTTCAAAAAACATCGTGCCTCTGGTATCATTAAAACCTTTCCTTTTTCCAGCGATTGAGAATGATTGGCAAGGAAATCCTCCACAGAGCATATCAAAGTCTGGAAGTTTATCTGCTTCAATTTTTGTGCAGTCTCCGAAGTTAGGGATGTTTGGAAATCTTTTGGCGAGGAGTTGGTTTGCGTATTTGTCAATCTCGGAGAATCCAACACATTCGTATGTAATACTTGAGGTCTTGTTTCTTTCATTATAATGTCTTTTTGTATTATCTTTGTTACTTTCCCGTGCATTTCCCTTACAGTTGGAGCTATCCCCTTTGGATTGTATACATTGTGGGCTTCGTGTTTTCCCTTTATTGCTACTTGAATTTTCGATTCCGAGTTCAAATCCTCCGACTCCTGTGAACATTGAGAAGTATTTGATTTCTTTTTCATTCATAGATTATAACAAGTGCTTTCTTTCCATTTAATTTTTTATTAAAATACATGTATCCAGTAATTTTACTAGCTTTAATTGTTTTAGTAATAACTTCTACATTATTTTTTTTCAAGTAATTAATCAAATCAATCAAACTAATTTCCTTTTCATTTAAAATCTCTTCAGCAATTTCACTTATTGACATTCTTCCTCCAATCGCAGATGCCTGATTCGAACAGGACTACCAGAGCATGAGTCTGGTGTGCTAACCATTACACTACACTGCGTTTTAATCTCCATGTGTTTTACCTTTATACCAATCAAACATATCCCTTCTTAACTTTGCCATTCTACCATCAGGGTGCGTGAATACTACACCTTCAACAAATCCTTCTCTGTTTCCCTGCATTGATGAATAAAGGGGAATTAAATCCTTTTCAAACCATTCACTAATTGTCTTAAAATCTTTAGGATACTTTCCCCAAGATTTATATTTTAAATGTTTTTGACAGAATATTTCAAACGGGATCCATAGATGTTCATTTAATTTATAAGGATTTCCATTTACTTTGGGGCCAATCAATTCTCCAAAATGTTGTCCATCGCCTAAAAATTCCAAGTATCCTCTCTCTTTTGAGTTAAGTAGTCCTTCAATAATCCATTTTTTTCCTTTGTTAATAAACTGTATTCTCTCTGTTCTGTTGTAAACTTGTGTTACTGTACCTTCAGAGATTACTATGCTAACATTTGTACCGTGTAATTTTTCAATAGCCATTACAGACCCATCTTCAAACACCCATTCATATCCTTCTTTAATCTTATCAGTAACAATATAATTACCATCAATCAATTCTCTTTCAAAAGGACATTCTATTTTTGGCATATCATTCATATCTAATCTATACATAATAACTATATAAACATTACTATTCAAAATCTCATATTTTAGTTCGTATAATTTTCAATTTCACATTAACAAAATCAAAACAAAACGTGAATAAAAGAATAAATGCTTAACATAAACATTAATCCTAACTAACAATGATTAAACATGACTAACAACTTACTATATGAAAAATAAAGCGAACTTTTAAAATTTCAATGTTCTAAAAAGTGAAAACCACTATGCACCAAAAAAAATAATTCATTCGTGAAACAGGACTACGTTAATATAGTAAGAACTAATATAACAGTTATAAACATATATAATCATTTATAAGTATATTTATAAACTCTTATTTTCTCATTCTATCGTTATGTAATAACTACATAACTCCAAGAAGAGATCAGACAATAAACAAAACTGATCCTTATAATCACATGAAAAACAATAACGCAACACAAGACGCACTAAGAGAAGTTAATAAAAAGCTAATGAATATTATAATAAGTAATCAAATCAACCAGCAGAACGAGCTTAATAAGGTCAATGAGCTACTTAAAACGCTTGTCTCATGCCGAAACAATGGCCTTATAGTCCACGAGTCTACGGAAAAATACATGTCAGCCCAAGAGGTAATAAACACTTGTGAGGTATTACAATGTTAAACAAAATAAATAAGTTAAAAGAAAAAGGAAAGAGTTTAAGAGAAATAGCAGAGATCTTAAACATAACAAAAAGTAAAGTGGAGTGGACATTGAGAACAGGACAGGGCACACAAGACAACAAGACACAAGACACTAAAACCGATACAGACACCGATACAGTAAACAGAACACAAGACACAAGACAACCAGAAGCATTAAAAAACTTCACGTTTAAACAAATAACCGAGTTTAACTTAAAAAACAACTCAAAAGAGCACAATATCGGATTAGATATATTAAATAAATGTAATTGTTTTTACTGCGAGGCGTTAAATGAGCATTAAACATAAAATACATCAAATAAAGCATTTAAAAGGTTATTGGAGGTTATACTCCTCTTGGGGTTATTCTTTCTTTTCCTTTAGAAAGAATATAATAAGGAGGTTCCTTTTATGAAAAACCTTAATATTTCTTTAATTGATCCAACTAAGCTTTTATTTTTAATTAATGGTTCTATTCTTGATTTTAAAAAGAATATTATTATAAATGATTATATAGTTTTTATAAATAAATTAGAAAGAGAAGTTTTAATTAATGAGTTTAATTTAAATGACATATTATTAAATGATTTAATGAGGTTAAAATGATTAGTTTTTATATACAAAAAGGGATTACAAATAAAGTTTTATTTGTCTCTGAAAATAAAGATAAAAATGGATTGTTAGTCCGAGTCACAAATAAAGACTTTTTAAATAAATATTACTTTATAGAGTCTGAAAGTCTTTATGTTAATGTATTATTTAATAAAAATAAACCAAAAGTAATTTTAAAGAGTCTTTTGGAGAATTTAGGATTAAAAGTTATTCCAGATAGCTCCAAAAATAACGGCTTTCCTTTAAGTGATGAGTTTATTAACCTTAATTTAAATAAATGGGATGATTACCAGGGGTTGTTTTAATGATAACAGAATTAACCAAATACGAAATAGAATTAACCAAATTAAGAGTTAATACCTTTATTTTGATAATGTTTTTTAGTATTTTTGAATTACTATTTAAATATTTGAAAGGGGGTTTTAAGTAAATGATAACAAAACAAAGAGCAAAAGAGATTTTAAAGGCGTATAACGATCCAAATCCTGAACATGACGTTAAAAAAGGATACAATTTATTTAACTGGTGCGAAGAATACAAAGATTTTATAGGTAACTGCGTTCATGGTTGTGTTTCTTATGAAGTTGAATATATTTTAAAGAAGTCATGGGAAGATAACGAAGCACCGTTTAGTTATGAGGATATAGATTTATTTGATTTAGATAAAGCAAAAGAACATATACTTTATAATTTCGATGATGACGAAGAGAAATTTAAAGAGTATTCAAACAATCCAGACACTTTTAATAGAAAAGTTAAAAATAAAGGAGATTTTGAAGTATTTTTAAATTCTCTTGATAAAGAAGAACTAAAAGAGTTATTTAATGAGTTTAATTTAGATACTTCAGAAGCAGACGCCGAAGTTTACGAATGGTGGGTTATTTCAGATCCTTTAAAATATAGACTAGAACAACAAAACGAGGTATTTTTAGAAGGTGGATGTTGTAGTTTTTGGGGTCGTTGTACTTCTGGGCAGGCAATAAGTTTAGATTCTTGTTGTATTAACGCCTTTATTAACTTACTTAAAGATGTACAATGAAGAACTTTAAATATACCCTTTCTTATGACGAATGTGACATAACCGAAGAAGAGGTTAAATATAGGTTAGAAGAAAACGAAGATAACTTAACCGAAGAAGAGATAAGAGAAAGGGTTTATAACGGAGATACTTTAACTTATGCCTGGGATGGCTTTAAAGAATGTTTAACAGAAGAATTGAACAAGATAAATAAAAACAATATCTTTAAAGTTAAAGGTGTTGATCTAGGTTGGAGGAATTTAGAAGGATCTAAAGTTTTGAAAGCAGAAAATGCAGAAGAACTTTTAAACGGAATTTTACCAAAAACTAACGAATTCAGTTTATATGTCAATACCTTTAAATCTCAAATGGTTATTAAGTGTAGTCACCACGACAGCCCAACAGGAGAGTTTTATTATATAAAACCGTTAAATAAACAAGAGTTTAAACAATACGAAAAAGATTTAATTTAATTTTACTTCTCAATATTGGAGAAGGCGAGCTTAAAGAGAAGGTAAGACGAGAAGTTTTATCTATATTAAATCATACTCTTTAAGCAGAGAGGGCGGGGGCTGTCGGGCGCTGCTGCGCTGTGGTCCTCGTCTTTTTTTTCTTAAAGTTAATCAAAATGAAACTAAAATATAAAAAACACAAAAAACGAGAACCTGAACAATACGAAACAGGATATTACTTTAAAGACGAGTTTGTCCACCGACTTTTAAGCAAATCTTTAGATATTTTAAGAGATAGAGTTAAGAATCTAACTTTAGAAGAGAGACACAAAACAGACGAATGGAAGGTTTTAAGGTATTATTATGACAGACAGACAGAAATAACTAAACGAATTAATGAAAAAAAACAAGATTATTATAAAACTTTAGGAGAAAAAGCCAGATTAACTAAAATATTTAATTTAAATTTAAGGATCAGAAGTTTAGAAAATAGAAAATTAAAACAAATTGACTTTTTTAACGAAAAAATTGAAGAAATTAAAAAAGAGATTAAAAAATTAAAATGAATAAATTAAAAAAAATCAGCAAAATAGTAAGTTGTATTATTTTAGGCGTGTTCCTATTAACTGGGGTTTTGTTTACTATATTAGTAATTCACGAACTGAGCCATAAAGTAGATTATAAAAACTCGGTTGAACCAGAGTCAGAACTATGTATTTTAACAAGTAAAGAAGGGATTAAACAACTTAAAGCTGCTGCATATTACTCTTTTGTTCCGATTAAAGATATTGCGCAAATAAAGAAATATACAGAAATTAAAGCGTATTTCGTTAGTTTAGTTATTATTGTCTTATTTATTTTTAGTTGGTTTATTTATTTAAATTCTAAATTGGAGGGAGAATGGTAGTTTTTAAAGGTCAGATTTATACAGAAGAATTCAATAAATCAGTTAAAAAAGCAGTTAGCGCAGAATTAAATAAATTAGTAACTACTATGCAAGACTTACATAATTATTTAAACAACCTCAGAGAGAGAATATTAACTTTAGAAATGAATTTAAATCCGCTGCTAAACTATCAAGACATACTGTTAAAAGACGGTAAAAACAAAAAATGAAAAATAAAAAAAAGAGGAAAAATGACAGAAGTGTTAAACTTTAATAAATTAGATGACGCAGTTGAATATTTAAAAGATTATTTCAACAAATATCCTGCAATAAATCACGAAACTGAAGGAAAAATCTATTTTGAAAAGAGCAAATATATCCTGGTATTAAATAAATTTGATTGGAGTGAAGAATGAATTGTAATAGATGCCAAGAATTAATTAAAGGGAGTGTGTTTTTTAAAGAAGAAATGATATGCGAAGATTGTTTTAACGCAGAAATTGATTATGCTGAAAATTTGAAAGGAGGGAAAGAACAATGAAATGTCCAAAATGCAAATCTGATATTAGCTCTTTAGATTACACTGCAACAATAATCCACCGGGGAACTTTTAACGGAGAATTTGAAGAAGGACCTGCTGATTATTTAAACGAAGGAGAGTATACTTTTGAATGTCCATCTTGCGGAGAAGAACTATTTAATAACATAGCTGACGCAGAAGAATTATTAAATAAAACAGAAGAACAAAATACTTTAAAATGAAAAAACAAATTAAAGACGCAATAGAAAAAAAGTTTGAACATTAATATGGAAGAAATAAAAATAAACGATAAAACTTACATTCCAAAGGAAGAATACGATAAACTAAATTCAAAAAAGGAAAAAGAAGATTTTAGTATTGTAGAACCTTGTAGTGTCATGGCTATTGTGAGAGTAACCGAAGAAGGAAAAAACTATAAAATTTCTCTGAAAAATTGGGAATTTCCAAAAGAGAACGAACTTAAATTAATGGTAGAACTATCTGACAAACCTGAAAAAATAGAGGGATACTTAAAAGGAGAATTATTTGTTAAGCTATCAGTAGATTTTTACAAACAAGCAGAAAAAGTAACAAAACTATGGAATAACTTAAATAAATCTACTTTAAAGGTTTATATCCGAGAAAAAGATAGTCCTGTATTGATAACTGACGGATCTCAATTAGGATTTGTTTTAGCTCCGAGAGTAGAAGAATAATTTTTTAGAAACAAGATTTAAATTTAACTTGTTTAATATTTAAAAGGAAGTAAAAAGAATGAAACAAGAAATAGAAAATAGATTTAAGCAAATTCCTAAAAGTCAATGGAATGAATTTATCAAGAAATTGGAAGAGAAAAAGATAGAATTAGATCTAATTGACTTTTCTGCATTAAGTCCAACTGACACAAGCTACGAGGTATTACTTGATTATTTGAAATCTCAATATGGAATCACTTTAAACGAAAGTATTAAAGAATTAAAAGCAAGTCAGGATAAATTTGATTGGTTAGCAAGAAAAGAGTGTGAAAAAGAAGAATTAGAAGCCGAAGCAGAATTTAAGAAATCATTAGAAACTATCAAAAAAGAGAATATTAATTTAGATAAATACTTTTTTACTTTAAAGCATTATGCTAAAATGGTGGCTAAACATTATGTAAACGGACTTTTGCTTCTTTCACCAGCAGGATATGGCAAAACACACACTACAATCCAGGCATTTAAAGAATCAGGGGAGGACTTTGTATTTTGCAGCGGATTTAGCACACCTCTTCAGTTTTATAGTTATTTATTTGAACATAAAGATAAAAATATTATTTGCGATGATGTTTCAAATTTATTAAAGAACGATATTTGTATAGACATGTTAAAATCTGCCCTTTATTCTCCAAAAGACAAAAGAATAGTGTCTTATAAAACAAGTAGTTCTAAATTAGAAGTTCCAAGTTCTTTTATCTTTTCTGGCACATTAACCATATTAGTAAATTCAATTAAAAGTAATTCAGACCTTAAAGCAGTGGCAGATAGAGTTCTATTTTTAGAATTAAAATTTTCTTATAAAGAAATTATAGAAATGCTTTTTGAGTTATCTAAACTTCCTTACAAAGAATTAGTGGAATTTGAAAGAGAGTTAATAGTAGTTTGGATAAAAGAAAATACTACAAATGTTACAAAAAATCTTAATCTGCGACTTTTATACAAAGTCTATGAAATGTATAGATACGACAAAGATAATTGGAAGAAATTAGCTAAAAAAATAATCCAAAATGATGAGAATTTATTGATAGTCAAAGACTTACTAAATAAAAGTTTATCAGTAAAAGAAGCGTGTAATGAATTTATTAGTTCTGGATTTGGATGTCGTTCTCAATTTTATAAACTGAAAGCGAGGTTGGAAGGACAAAATATGGGGATGAAGGAGTCCATAAGTCTACCAAAAAATGAATATGGAAAACTGGAAAAATGAAAGAATTAAATAATTTAATAAAAGTAATAGAAAAATTTGTTGAAGAAAACAAAGAAAACGAAAGTATTAAAAGCCAAGTTAATAGTTTGTATTGCACGCTATTATTAATTGAAAGTCAGAACACAAAGGAGGTGAAAATGGAAGATGACTTTGAAACGGAAGAAGACGAAGACTCAGAATCAGAAGAAGACTCAGAAATTGATTTAGAGTGATGCAGCTAATATTTAATTTTTTTATATTTAAATTTAAGAGGGAAAAAAATGAAAAAAGAGAAATACATAGACAAATTGAATTTAATTGTAAAGATTTTAACTAATCATTTAACCAAAAAAAACAAGAAATTACTATTTAATACTTTAAAGGAAATTCAGGAAAATCAAGAAATTAGTTTAGAGTTTATTAGATATTTACTTTTAAACGTTCAAAGAAGTTCTGAAATTGAGAAATGCAAAAAGAAAAAGATAAAAGAGGTTTATACAAAAATAGGAAATTTAAGAAGATTACTGGAAAAAAACGGAGTTAAAATAGAATTAAGGCCTGTTACTTACAAAGTATGGCAGAATCAAATAGATTTAATAAAAATTCCGAAACAGAAGTTTTGGAGATTTTTTAGAGTGTAATCTGCTGATTTTTACATAATTGGGTTATAATAAGTGTGATAACAGCAAAACAAATTAGTAAAATAAAGAAATCTGTTGAATTAAATTGTCTTAAATACTTTTTAGATCAGTTAAAAGATATTCAAGCAATTCCAACAGGAAATCAATCAGATAAATTATACTTAGAATTCTTTAAATTTGTAAGGAAGGTGGAAAATATTGTCAAAAAAAATTAAGAAAAAACAAAAAATAGAATGTGCTGTTAAAGGCTGTAATTTAAACGCAGCTGCATTAATTAGGTCATTTGATGTTTGTAACAAGTGCTTTGAAGTGTTAAAAGAAGACAACGAAATAAGAATTAAAAATGGTTTAAACATTCCAAAAAGTTTAGCAGTTACAAAAGAACTAATAAAAAAAATGAAATCAAAAAGCAGTAAATCATTATTCAAAGAAAATGGATTTGATAAATTTGAGGAAAAACATGAGTTGGTTAAGAAGGAATAAAAGGAAAGAAGGATGCACAAGAATGGATGTAACCGGAAATCATCCAAGAAATTGTAAATGTTTAACTGATTTTGAAAATGAACTTAAAAAATATTACTTTTTCACTTTATTTATTAACGAATTACAATTAACTTTTTTAAGTAAACAAAAAAACCAAATTGAAATGAAATTAACTAATTTAAGAGATACTTACTTAAAGGGCGGACAAATGACTTTTTTAGTAAAAGAGTTAAATGGATTGTTCTCTTTTGATATTCAAGAAGGAGACGAAATAGTTGAAGTAATAATTCCTAATTTAAGGGAAATTAAGTTAATTAAAAAAGGAGAAACTGAAGTATGAACTACGAAGAAGGAAAGTGTTGCTGTCCAACAGGAGATAAACTAAGAAAATCTAAGAATCCTCCAAAGATTTGTGATTATTGTCTTGGTTACTTATTTTCAAAGGAAGGGGTGAAAGATGAAATTAGATAAAACCTGCCAAATAGGGATGTTATCATCAATTAGTTCATGCTTCCATCATATTAAATCCAATTCGGATAAAGCCCTCGTAGGCGTGGAGAAACAAGATGGAAGTTAATCAAGTATATCAAGGAGATTCAGCAGAACTGATGAAAGAATTACCAGATAATTTCATAGATTTAACTATAACATCGCCACCATATGATAAACTACGAGATTATAAGGGATTTAAGTTTGATTTTAAAACTATCGCAAAAGAACTATTCAGAGTTACCAAACAAGGAGGAATAGTTGTTTGGGTTGTTGGAGATGAAACTAAAAACTTTTGCGAGAGTTTATCTTCGTTCAAACAAGCAATTTATTTCGTTGAAGTTGCAGGATTTAATCTTTTAGATACAATGATTTACAAAAAAAGGAGTTCTCCTCCAGCATATCCCACACTTAGAAGATATACTAATCAATTTGAATATATGTTTGTTTTTTCCAAAGGGAAACCAAAAACATTCAATAAGATAAAAGAGCCAAGAGAATCTACATTAAACACCAAATCTACATATCGTCAGAAAGATGGCTCTTTTAGGAAAAAACATAAAGATTCAGATACTAAATTCAAATTGAAATCAAATGTGTGGGAATATAAAACAGGATTTATTGCTGGAGAAGAAAAGATTAAATTTGAACATCCTGCAACATTTCCAGATAAATTGCCAGAGGAACATATAATCTCTTGGAGTAATAAAGGAGATTTAGTGTTTGACCCTTTTGCTGGAAGTGGAACAACACTAAAGATGGCGATGTTAAATGATAGAAATTATCTTGGCTTTGAAATATCTGCTGAATACTGCGATTTGATTAACAAAAGAATCGGGAGCAACTTATCGGGCTTTATCCGAACTTCGCCTAAAGGCGACTTTTCTAACGAAAAGGAACATAATATCAGTTTAAAGACTACGCCTATGGCTTCATCCAAATTGCCTACGGCAACTTCTTTAAACAACAATATTAAACTCAATAAAGTCATCCACCTCTAAGCGTGGTTCAACATAATCAAAATGGAAATACAACACAACCAAATATATAATGAAGATTGCTTACAATTTATGAAGCAACTGCCTGACAATTACTTTGACTTAATCATAACTGACCCTCCTTATGGGATTGGGGAGAAGAATATCCAGAATAATAAATCTCGTGGAAAGTTGGCAAAATCTACTGATTGGAATGATTCTGGAGAATGGGATAACTCAATCCCAACGGAGGAATATTTTAAAGAAATGATTAGAGTCAGCAAAAATCAAATCATCTTTGGTGGAAATTATATGACAGAATACCTAAATCCATCTTCTTGTTGGATTGTGTGGGATAAGAATAACAATGATAATGATTTCGCTGATTGCGAATTGGCTTGGACATCTTTTCCTAAAGCAGTTAGGAAATTTAAATTTACTTGGAATGGTATGCTTCAGGAAAATATGAGATGGAAAGAAAAGCGTTTACATCCCACACAAAAACCCGTCCCATTAGGAAGATGGATTTTAGAGAAGTTTGCCAAAGAAGGAGATTTGATTTTTGACCCATTTGCAGGGTCAGGCAGTTTTTTAGTTGCTTGTAAGCAAAAGGGATTTAAATTTGTTGGTTGTGAAATCAATAAGGATTATGTTGAAATATGCAAGAAAAGACTTGTGCAACTATCGGTGGATGACTTTACTTTGCCTAACGGCAATCCTGCAAAGCAGGAGAGTTTAATAGGAATTATGTCGAATTTAAATTTTCACTCCAAGCGAGGTAAACAAAATGCTGTCAGATAGGCTACCAAATTATTCAAAGATTGAGATAGAAGTTAGAAGCAAATTTACAAAACAGAATTTAAGGCAAAAAGGTTGGGACGATGAAGATATAACCTTAGATTGTGAAAAATCTTTTCATGATGCTGTCCATAAATGGTTAGAAGAAAAGATTACGGACAATGAAGATTTTGAACAAGAGATTTTAGAAATCATGTCCCAAGACGACTTTTTGCTGGAAGGCACAGACGAGTTTTGTAAATTAGGACAAATAGGAATAACTCTATCTCAAAAAGAGTGTAAGGTAGCCGAAGAAAGACAGGAGGAACTATCGTGAAAATTAAAACTTTGCCTACGGCAATTTTCTGCTACGCAGAAAACGACATAATATCGGTTAAAAGGAAAATACAAAGAATATTGTATTTTCCCAAATCGGCTACGCCGACTTCTTTTAACCTCGATATTCAGAGCGGGAAGAACAAATTTGAAATTTTGCCTCCAAGTAGTTTAAAATGAAGAAGAAAGATACTATCAAAACAATTGAAATAGAAAGTGTATATAAGCATCAAAATTCTAAAAAGAAACTTGAAGTTTTTCATTTAATAGATAATGCTTTAGTGGGAATTAGAATTTTAGATGGAGATAAATATAAAGGTTCAATTGTTTTAAATATAGATAAATTGAGGAAAGCATTGAAATGATAATCGGCAAAATTCCAAACTTCTCTGAATATCAGTTTAAAGGAAATTACAAAAACTATTGTAATTTCCCAAATCGGCTACGCCGACTTCTTTTAACCTCGATATTAAACTCAATATGAGAAGTCGGCTCGTCAGCGAGGAAAAACTAAGATGGTAAGAAAAATAAAAGTGTTAAATTTGTATGCTGGAATTGGTGGCAACAGAAAGAATTGGAAGAATGTAGAAGTTACAGCAGTTGAAAATAATCCTGAAGTTGCTGAATGTTATAAAAAATTATTTTCAACTGATGAAGTTATTGTTGCCGACGCTCACCAATTCCTTTTAGAGAATTTTAATAAATTTGACTTTATCTGGTCTTCTCCACCTTGCCAATCTCATTCAAAGATGAATAAATTTACTCGCCATAAAACAATTAGATATTTTGATATGAAATTATACCAAGAGATTATTTTATTGTCTAATTTTTTCAAAGGTTTATGGGTTGTTGAAAATGTTGAACCTTATTATAAACCTTTAATAGAAGGAAAAAAATTAGGAAGACATTTTATTTGGTCTAATTTTGAAATATCTGATTTTGAAATTAAAACTCCTAATAATTTTACTAAATGCAAGAAAGAGGTTTTAATTGAGTGGCTCGGATTAGATATTGGCAAGAATGTTTATCTAAATGGAAATCATTGTCCAGGTCAAATTTATAGAAATTGTGTGCATCCAAATTTAGGAGAACATATTTTCCTTGAAGCATTGAGAAACTTATCGCCGACTTCCCATACTTTGAATCCTACGGATTCAATCCCTACGGGAGAGTTTAATATGGGTGATAAGGTTTCGGCTACGCCTACACCCAAAGATGCTTCGCATCCTTCTCATCACCCCAATATTTCAGAGCGGGAAGAACAAATTTGAAAATTTACTCGTTGGCTTTAAGAAACTAAATCAGGAGGTTAAAAATGGAGCATAGATGTTTAAATTGTGACATCACATTTTCAGAAGAAGAATACAAGTGTCCAGAATGTGGAAAAGATGAATGGGAAGAAATAGAAAATTGCAAATGCACAGAATGTGATTGGGAAGGAGATATAAATAGTTCAGACTCTTGTCCAAAATGTGATGCTGATTTAGAGGAGGTTTATTAATATGAATCGTAAATTTTCAAACTTCTCTGAATATTGTTGTTTAAA